ACAGCTGCGCCTAAATCTTCCGCATCATTTTTCAGATGGTTCGGCTCAGCCGCTACAGCATTTTTCTTAGGAGCATCCGCTTGGGCATTCGCCTCAGCAACTGCTTCTTGCTCTAACGCCTCTAACTTTTTTTCTGTATCGGCCATTTGAGAAATCTCCTTTTTAAAAATTACTAGTAATTTTCTCTTTAATTATAATATATTTATAATATTAAAGTTTTTCAAGAAAGTTTTTAAATACATTCACTTTAGCTTCTGCTAATTGAATAGATTTTGCTCTCTCAATATACTCTTTATATTCTTCAATATCTTTTGCTTTTATTTGTCCATTGTCCCAAATCCACTCTTTACCCTCCATGATACCTTCAACGAAAGCGTCTGGAGCGCTAGGGTCTGCAACAATGTCGGCAGCAGTAGCTAAGTAGAAATCTTTTCCTACATAGTTAGCACCACCTTTGGTAACCAAGGAACCCATACCTCTTGAAGATACTCCTAATTGAGCGCCTTCATCAATAAGACCTTTTACAATCTTACCGTATGGTGTGTCCATGATTTTAGCTTCACCAATAAAATTTTTGCCTTCTGGTTTTAGAGATGTAATCATATGTGACACTCTCTCTAAATTTACTGTAGGACCATCTGGATGGCCTAGTTCACCGAATGCTCTCTTTTTATCAATGAATTCTTTTGAGTATCTATCTACCTCTTTTGATAAGATATCATTTTCATAAATTCTACCATTTCTATTTTTGATATCTGATTGTAGAAAGACACCACGAATCTTGTAGTTCTTTTTACCGCTGACTTCCTCAACGATATATTCTGCCTGTTGAATTTCTTCCGATATTAACTTCATGTGTTTTCTCTCTCGTACAAACTATTTATATGTTTTTATTACCTAAACTCAATAATAATTGTATAATTGTCGCCATTTGCAAAGTTTTTAGTCGATAATAGAACATCACCAGTAGGTGTAGTAGCATTATTTGTAATCTCATCACCTGCTGTTCTTAAATCCCAATAACCATTACCACTTAATAACATAGCGGTTGCGTTTGTTTCTCCGTCCCATATCAATTCAACTGCTGATTTACTATTAGCAGTGTTAATTGAGTACCATATTTTTGCAATCTTTCTATTACCATCTTCGGTCATAAAAGTGACCTCTGAAGCGTCAATCTTCTTTACTTGTGTTTCTCCAGTACCATCTGAAAAGTTTGTGAGTTTAGAAACAAACTTTACACCTGAGGTATCAGAAATTGTTTGTGTTGTTACTATATCAGCCATTACTAAATCCCGTTTCTTTATGACATTCTAACATTAAACTAAACTTATCTACATTTGTATCAGTTGTAATTGTAATGTCGCCTGTTCCTTTTATTTTTGTTTCTGTAGGTTTTAGACCATAATTGTCTATACCTCTCATAATAAATTGTTTGTTATTATCAAACTGCAAAGTTACCGTGCCTGTGCCTTCTATTTCATAATAAGCATTTGCAATTGATATTTCTGATTCGTTAGTTGAACCTTTTAAGTTATCTAACTCAATCAACTTTTCGTTTTCGTTACGAGCACCAGTAATTTTATTAATTACTTTAAAACCATCATCTACTAAATTTGTACTACTGATTGTCATAATAAGTTTTTGATAACTCGCCACGCTCTTTTGTTTCACCAGTTTTTCTGGTTTGCATATAAACTTCTACGGTATCACTTGTTCCCGGTTTAGTATAAGTTCTAATACCACCTGATACAGTTGAGTTTGCACCATCAGCTGAATCAGGATAAGTGTCAGACACAGTAGCAGTATTTTCATATTGCCAAATGTTATCTGAATTTGGTACTGTTACCCACGCCATATTACTCTCCTGTTTCCTTGTCAATGTAATTGTACACAATCTCTGTACTTACATTGTGTTTGTCGGCAACCACATCTATGGCTGCTTCAACTCTGTCAACTACATTTCCTTTTTCTAACTCTACAACTTTATAAAAATCATTTACCACATCTCTATGTTTAGGTGGTAAACTATTAAATGTTGTAGTGTTAACTACATTTGGTTTAAGTAGTTGGTTGACTTTCATCATTTGCCGGTGCCTCTGGTACTTCAGATTCAGGTGTAGGTTGTTCGTTACCATTTGGCTCGAATTGTACCTCTTGACCTTGTGTGTCAATCACCACAGCTGTTTCAGGATTAGGGTCTGTTACTGCTGGTTTAGGGTCGCTGAACGGTTGTGGTTCAACATCACTAAAAATTTTACCTGCAATATCAACTCTAGCCTGGTCTAAACTGTCTGCAACTTTAGCTCTTAAAGCGTCTTTAAAAGCTTCTCCTGCTTCTGCATTATTACCGACTGATAAGTCGTCAACAAATTTTTTAATATGTTCACTCATTTTTTATCTCCTATAAGTTTCCACCAGAACCTGGAATATCTTCCGTAGGTGCTGATATAATGCCGTCATCAATTTCTTTTTTGATTTGATTATCAATGTCTTCAATATCTCTATCAGATTGTTTAAGTATCATTTTTCTAACATACTGTACTGAATAATATTTACCAACATAGTCTCTCACTTCATTTGCCAATCTTAATCTTTCTAAAAGCATTTCACTTTCTTTAAGTTCAGCAAAGTGTCCATCTTGCAAAAAGTCATACTGGACAAAATCTCTTAGAATATGCCAGTCTTCTTCCGTGATAACAGCTTTTAATATTAATTGTGTTCTTAAAATGTCATTAAATAACTCTGTAAACTTTTTTCTCAACCTTTGTACAAACTTTGTAAATTTAAGTTCGTCTCTAGTAATCTCGGTACTTCTACCTAGATTGAAACCTTGACTTGCTTCTAATCTACTTGCTGGTACATTCAATGAACGATATAGTTTACTTCTAAAGTATTCAATGTCAGATATTTCTCCAAGATTTTGTCCGCCAGGTAATGTAGTAATATCTGTACCTCTACCACCTTCTCTGCTTGGTAACCAAAAGTCTTCTAACATAGACATATAGTTTCTGTCATCTCTGATTTCACCTGTTTGTGCGTCATAGACAAGTTTATTTCTATATCTTGCCATAACATCTCTTAGGTATTGTTCAGCTTTTACTTTTGGTAAATTACCAACATCAATCTTAAATATTCTTCTTTCAGGCGCTCTAGCAATTCTATAAATTACTGTAGCGTCTTCAATCATTCTTAATTGATTTACAGGTTTAATAGCCTTATGTAAATAAGACAAGACCATATTTTTATTTTGGTCAATTAATCCTGATGGCACAAACGAAATTGTATCTGGTGCAATCTTAATACCACCAGATGTTGTGCCGGCAATTCCTTTTTCATTGAACAAATAGTATTCTTCGTATTCGTCAATGATAGATAGACCATGTGGCATAGGACCGTCAGGTCTTTTCTTTCTTACTTCTCTAACTTTTTTAATTTTTCTAGGGTCAATGTATCTTAACTCTGTGATACCTTTTCTTGGCGACTCTCTATCAATTACTTTATGATAGTAAACTCTGCCATCAACATACCATCTTCTAAATATGTCGTGACCTTTTGTATTAAAGTTCATTAACCTTAATACTTCTTTAAACTCATCTTCTATCTTTCGTCTAACTTCTTTACCAAAAGGTACTTCATCCAATTTTAGTCTAATAGCATCCTTCAATTCATTAGCCACAATTGCTTCATTGACAATATCTTCAATTGCCATGTCACATTCGGGGTGTAATGCTATTTCTCTGTATCTTCGGATTAGGTCTTGCTCTGTTTTGGCCTGTCCCTCCATATCGAGGTACTGACCAAAATATCCACCGGCGGCGATGGTTTGTGTGCCATCATCCGCCTGTGGTTGTGTAAAGCTTTGTTTTGGATCCGCTGTCTTTTTAAGACGAGTGATAGAAAATCCAAATAATTCAGCCATAATATTATTCCTTTGTATTTACTACAATATATTTATATACTATGTAGTAGTGTTACTTTCAAAGTATTGGTAAGCAAATGTCACACCAAATTCTTCGATTGCGTCATTTGTTCCGTAGTCCAATTCAATAGCAGCGATTTCAGTCGGGAATACACCTCTTAAAGTGTAAGACTTAATCGTTGCTCCATTTCTATCCAATTGGTCAACAAATGCGTCAACTTGATAGTCAGCAGGATTTGTTAATCCTTCACCATCTGTCGCATTGTTAATACCATTTGACCATCTTTCAAATGCGTTTCTTAATTTGAAATTTGTATCATTTAGTACCGTGATTGTCCAATCAGCATATGTTCTATCACCAGCAATCTTAATTTGTCTACCTCTAAAAGGTACCGTAAATGACGGAATTGTCATTGCCGGCAACTGAGTAGTTTTACATAAGAATGCTAGCTCTTCTATCTCTCCACCAACTTGCGAATAACCAGGAAAAGGCATTGTTACCTTAAACTGATTGGCTCTTGCGCCACCGCCTGCAAGTTTAGCTTTGAAGTCGTTAATGTTTGCCATTTTATTTCTCCTCTACCTTAACCTGCAACTTCGTCAAAAGAGACGCCAGTTCGTGTTGCGATAAATTGTAAAGTAATGAAGTTAATGCTTCTAGCAGGCTTCACAAAGATTTCTGCTATGAATTCATTTCTATCAATTACTTCACCTGTGTTATTAGTTTCATCACAGACTACTAAGAAGTCTGTAATACCTCGTCTACCTTGTACTTCTCTTAGGAAAGGCTCTACAATGTTTCTAAAGTTTGCTCTTGTAAACTCATCATTGAATTCAAAGAGTTGGAATTTAGAAGCAGTTGAGATTGCCTTCTCTAAAGTGATGAACAGTCTTCTAACATTGATTCTATCAAATGCTGAAGGAGCAGATAGTCCAGTTTTATCTCCGAATAATACAGTTCCTTGTCCTGGGAATGTTGCCACAGGATTTACTCTAGCTCTGTATAACTCATCTCTATGAGATTTTTGTGGATTAAATGCTAATTTAACTGCGCCTCTAACAATACCTCTGTTAAGACCTGCTGGTGAGAACCAACTGTCTGCTACTAGGTCTGTTCTTGCAGCTAAACCTGCTATGTCACCGTTTAAAGGTACATATCTGTAAACATCATTGTATCTGTCGTACTGGTATTTGTAACCACTATCAAATACAACATAAGAAGATGAACGGATACCGTTAAAGAATCCTACAACATTATCTTTTTGTGTATTTGCGTTTGCTACACCAACAACATCACTTCTCTCTGGAGAAGCAAATACAACTGCGTCTTTTCTATTTTCAGCAACTGTAATTAAGTTGTCAATGTGAGTAGCGTCACCGTTACCAGCCATGATTAGTCCAACATCAACTGTCTCTGCGTCTGCAAATTTTTCATAAGCAGTTAGCTTTTGAGCTGTTGTTGCAGCTGAACCATCAGAACCACTTTGTAGTGATACTTCACTTACTGTAGTAACGGAAGTAAAAGTTGTACCTGATACTGCGCTACCCCAGTTTGAACCTGAAGAGTTATGGTCCATCCAGTAAATGTAATTTGATGAATTGTAAATTACATCTGGATAGTAGTTAGTAGAACCTTGAGGTGTTTTTGCGTCTGAACCTTTTGATACTGCACCAAAAATTTCTAAAACTTCACCCTTAGTTCCTGAAATACCACCATCTTCGTCAACAACTACGATATGTAACTCATCACCTGAACCACCGTTTGCTTGTGCATATGGTGAAGTTCCTGGTGCTTTGTCAAATAACTCGTAATGTCTCCATCTTCTTCTTACATTTGCACCATCTGTGATAGTTGCATGTAAACCTGAAGAGTCAGAAGCTGTGAAGTATTGTGGTTCTTCTTTTCTAACTATAGTTAAGTCATTAGTTGAAATACTAATAACTCTATATTCGTAATTGTCACCGAAGTTAACAATGTCTCCTGCGCTGATACCTGTTCCTGATGTAACTGTAACTACTGTATCGCCGACACTTGTTGAAGCGTCATTGACAGTTGTTTTAGCAGTTTCTTCGTAAACAGTAGCAGATGGACATGAGTCAATTCTTAAATTGTTTCCCCATGCACCAGCTGTTCTAGCTGCCCACAAACCAACAGAAGCAGAACCGTTAGCATAGTTATCGGTATAATCAGTCGTATTTTTTACTACAAACGCTGAACCTGATTCAGTAGCGTTTGATACAGATGAATTCTGTACACGGACAACTCTTAAAGAATTAGAGTATGCTAAGAAGTTAGCAGCAGTGAAAAATCCCTCAAATGTAGTTGAGTTAGGTTTTCCAAATGTTGAAACTAATTCCTGTTCGCTAGATATACTTACTACTTCATCTAAAGGTCCTTGTGTCGCTTGAAAAGCAACAGCACCGATAGAAGTCGAAACAGCCGGTATAATTCTAGTAAGGTCTTTTTCCTGTACGAGAACACCTGGTGATACTTGAAATGCCATTTAGGTTTCTCCTTTTAATTAGCTAATTATAATTTTAAAATATTCAATACTCATAAGTTTTCTTATGCCCATATTCAAAATTCAACCTTACTGATATTTATAATAAGTTAAAACTAGAGGCCTTTTCTTACAACTGGATGCCACACATCTCCGTACTCATCCACTTCAACTTTTTCGTGGTCTGGTGTGCCGTCATCTATGAAACCAAAAGGCGCCATATCCTGTTCAATTAATGATTGTTGTTCCTCATATAACATTTGTCTTGCATTTGTATCAGTCATCTCTTTAAAAAATGGTTGATTAGACAACCAACCAAAAATGACTAAACACATCATTAAATCGTCTGTATTACCTTCTTCGGCCTGCCATGATTGACCTCTTTTTACAAAGGTACTCATCTCTTCAACAATGTTAAAATCATTTACAAAAATCTTATCTGATTCAATTAATGTTTTAATATTAGCACAACCAATCTTTTTAATTTGTTTGGTCATCTTAACACCAAAACCTGAACCACGACCTGAGAAACCAGCACCTAAAATTTGTCCTGCTCTGCCTCTATTTGTAGTCATTAACAGGTTATCATATTCTAACTCAAACTGTAAAGATTCGGCAATCTGTTGCCCTAAATCATTGGTTTCGACCAGCACATGGGCATGGTTATAACCTTTTGCAACTTGTTCAATGGTGTGTGGAAATAATAAAGGTTTAATATCATTGTTTCGA